GAATTTCCGGAGTCCACGAGAATCCAAACAGCATGTGAGACGTGTCACGCGTGCATTTCTCGAAGCTATGAGAACAGAAGCTCAAAAGTTGGAACCGGTTCCCCCAATGACAGATGACGAATTTCTGTCGACCTGTCGGGGGCGCCAGCGACGCTGCTATGAGCAAGCCTTGGAATCTCTTCTTGAGACTCCCTTCAGGGAACGCGATGCACATGTCAACTTGTTCGTCAAACAAGAGCACCTCAAAAATATCCCTCGCGCGATTCAAACGCGTGGACCTCGGTATCATGTGCTTTTGGGGAAATACATCAAACACAAACTGGAGCACCGGGTAATGGACTCTCTCAACCACCTATTTGATAACTCACGGGAGACCAAATCCATTGCTAAGGGCCTGAACTTGGACCAATGGGCGGAAAACATCCACAAGAAGTGGCAACGGTTTGATAAACCAGTTGCCATATTGCTGGACGTGAGCCGCTTTGACCAACACATCAATAAACACCTCTTACAACTTGAACACCGCGTAATATCCTACTTTTCAACGGGGTCACACCCCGGAATGCCTGGATTAGCAGAATTGTTACGCTTACAGCTCCTCAACAAGGGGAGCTATCGAGGCAAGGACGGGTGGGTAAAGTACGTCGTGGACGGCGGGCGTATGTCCGGCGACATGAATACTTCCCTCGGAAACGTCCTTGTGATGTGTATGTTACTCTATAGTTACCTAACACCACTAGGTATCCAATTCGAAATTTTCGATAACGGCGATGACTGTGTCCTAATCGTGAACGCACAAGATTATGGAACTGTCATAAACACAATAGAGCAATGGTTCTTGGAGTTAGGTATAACTCTAAAAATAGAAGGGCTAGCTTTCACCATTACAGACATTGAGTTCTGCCAGCATAAATTATTTTATGCTGATGGTGTTCCCAAGATGACCCCACAACCTGGTCGTAGAATTTATAACGACCTCACTACAGACAAACCAATAGCCAGCAAACGTATGTGGGCTAAATGGCTTGGAGCAGTGGCAGGTGGTGGCAACGCCATGTCATCGGGAGTACCAGTATTTCAAGAATTCTATTTATGGCTTAGCCGTTCCGCACATCCTTATACCCCAGTTGAAGGCGACAGATTCTGGAGGTACCGCGACCAATATGCGGAAGGCATGCGTTACGGCCCAAAGCTAATCAGTGAAGCTACCCGTTGGTCCTTTTATGAGGCAACTCAATTGCATCCGGACACCCAAGTTCAACTAGAACTAATGTTCGCAGGGGCTACTCCATTGGAACATCAAACACCAATAGAGAAGACCGCGCAATATGACAGCCTCTTAACAGCTCTAGTACCATGCACGCTTGTTAGTGATTACTGTTAATCTCCTGCCCAGAGGTTGCGTCTTGTTCCCTCGGTTATAGTCGTGCCTCGACAGCACGCACGGGACACTCAGGACCAGCACTTACCCAAAGCAGTCGCAAGCAAACTGGCATGTGGAGACGTGAACTGGGATATTCATGTTCAGACCACATACGAGCAGCG